CAAACTATAACGCTGTAAAGTCTGGTGCACCAGGTGCTAATGATGACCCAATATATTCATTTGATGGAACTACTTGGACAGCCTTTAACCCCAAGTTTTTAACTGCAGGCTCTGGCAATTATGTTCAGACTTGTAGGATAATAGTTCCTTTTAAAGACAGACTAATTCTATTAAATACAATAGAAACAAATTCAACAGCAACGACAAATTCACATTATCCAGCTCGTTGCAGGTATTCACATAACGGAGTTCCCTTTCCAGCGTCTCCTGTGAAAATAGGGACAACAAGTGCTACTGGAGCTTTAGCTGGAACGCTTGCTGGAGGGGCCACAGCTGGCAAGGTAGGTCAGATGTATACTATTGGCAACGAAGTATTTACGGTAACTACTGGCGCTGCTGGTGTTCAAGTAATGGCTAGATCTGGATCAACATGGAAAGCTACTACATATACTTTTAATATAACAACTGGAGCATATAACTTTGTAGCTGCCGCTCCACTTGCAGATCTTTACTTCTATGCTTCTGGTGGTTCTGCTTGGCTTGAGCATAATCAAGCTGGATGGGATGGAGCTGGATGGATAGATGCATCAACTGACGAAGAAATAATAAGTGCTGAGTTTATTAAAGACAGACTTATTGTGTACTTTGAAAGGTCTACTTGGGAATTGGCCTATACTGGAAACCAGGTTCAACCATTTGTATGGCAAAAGATTAACACCGAACTAGGCTCTGACGCTACGTTTTCATCAGTTGCATTCGACAAGGCTATCTTAACTATAGGTAATGTTGGCATACATGCCTGTAGTGGTGGCAACGTTGAGCGTATAGACACGAAAATCCCTAATAAGATATTTGATATACGCGGTGAGAATAATGGCATAGAACGCATAAATGGCATAAGGGATTTCTATACTGAAGCTGTTTATTGGACATTACCACAAGTTGGGTGTGATGCATTATCTAATATATTTCCTAACAAGGTGCTCGTTTATAACTATAAGAATGATTCATGGGCTATGAATGATGATTGTATAACGTGCTTTGGGTATTTTGAGCAGCAAGATGATACTGTATGGGCTAATGCTGACTTTTCGTGGACTGCAACTGAAAGAACTTGGGTATCTGGTATTTCTCAGGCTGATTTTAGGTCTGTACTTGCAGGAAACCAACAAGGTTACGTATTTATAGCTGATTCTACTAGAAATACTAATGCTCCTGTTATGCAGATAACCGATATAGCTTATGCTGCCAATACGACAACGTTAACTATAGAAAATCACTCATTACATGATGGTGATTATATATATATAAAAAATGGACTTGTTACTGGGGTTGTTTCATTAGATCTTAATGAGAATAACTATAGAGTCTCAGTTGCTACGGTAAATACTATAACCATCGGCGATAAACCATTTACTGGCGTTTATCTTGGCGGAGCGTCTGCTACTCGAGTATCAAGGATTAATATAAAATCTAAGCAGTGGAATCCATATATAGATAAGGGCCAGAACGTAGAGCTTAGCAAGATAGATTTTTGTGTTGAGCGAACATCTACAGGAGCCGTGACTGTTGATTACTTTGCTTCTAGTTCTGGAATATCTCTTCTTACTGATGGTTTAGCTAGTGGGACAACGCTAGGAACGAATGTTTTAGAGACATCACCATATACTATTGTTACTTCTGAGGGTTATCAGGATAGACTTTGGCATTCTGTTTATTTTCAAGGTGATGGAAATGGCGTTCAGATAAATATTAAGTTAAGTGATGAACAGATGCTAGTTCCAGCAATAACTCAAGAAGCATTTTCACTTGAAGGGTTAATTTTACATCTAAAACCTTCTAGTAGATTGGAATAATATGGCTAATAATAGTGCTGGGACGTTTCTACCAACGACTCAAGTATGGGACGTAACAGAAATAAAAGAAGTAGATGTAACTAAGCCAGAGTTTAAGGAGCTTCTAGTACGCATGTATCAGAACCTCAACCGTATGGCGGTGACTATTAACAACAAAGAATCTTCTAATTATGAAACAGCGGAAACGGTCAAGGGCCAGGCGTTCTTCCCCAATAAGGCCCTTGACTCTTCTACTAGTTCTACACCAGAACATCGTCAGGTTTATAATAAGGTTATAGATTTTGGAGCACTGCCTAATGCTACTACTAAAAGCTATGCTCATGGAATAACTCTTAACAGAGGAGCAACCTTTACTCGTATGTATGGATGTACTACTAGACAGGCTAATCCGAACGCTGTTCATCCAACATTTAGTGCTTTACCTTTGCCGTATGCTTCTAGTACGGTAAATAATTCTATATCTATAGCCGTTGATGCTAATAATCTTATAATAACGACGGCAATTGATTATAGTGATTACACAACAACGTATGTAGTTTTAGAATATTTAAAATCATAGGGGCGCATTATGTCAGGATTTGGCGATTTCTTTATGGGGACTAAGGAGCGAACAACTCAGACCCCAAATTTCAACCCACAGCAAATGACCGCATTGCAGCAATTACTTGGATCATCCATGCAAGGTTTGCAAGGCAATAAGTTTGATTTTGCTCCAATAGAACAACAAGCAAGACAAGGATTTCAACAGCAAACTGTTCCAGGGATTGCAGAAAGATTCTCTCAGATGGGTTCAGGTGGTGGTCAAAGATCTAGTGCATTTGCAGGATCATTAGGGCAGGCAGGAGCTGGTCTTGAGGGAAATTTAGCATCAATGAGGCAAGGTTACGGGATGCAGCAGCAAGGTAATCTAATGCAGCAATTGCAAATGGCTTTACAGCCTCAGTTCTCAACACAATTCAGACCTGCGCAAAGTGGTTTTTTACCTAACTTTGCAGGACGTGCTATGGGTGGTGGAGCAGAAGGGTTGATGAAATTATTACCTCTATTGATGGGTTTATAAGGAGACGTTATGCTACAAGTATTAGATTATGGTAATAGAGCTACTAAGGCTGGTTCTTCTATTGGTAGTGCTATGGGACAAGGTGTTGGACAAGGTCTAAGTGGTGCTTTGGGTCAATACGCAAATATAAAAATTAATGATATTCTTCAGCGCAAGCAGGAAGAACATGAAGAAAGAATGCGTCAAAAAACAGCTTCTGAATGGTCCAGGATTCTTGAAGAAAGAAACTTTGATCCTCAAGCTGCTAAACTTATAGGAATGATGGCGCATAAGCCTGAAGTTCAAGAGAAACTTATGCAGTTATTTGCTCCAGACCAGTCTATTCAACAAAGCCAACCTCAGCAAGCTGTTGCTAGCAATATGAATAATGGACAAGGCCAACCAATGGCTATTGCAGCAGCAATGCAAAGCCCACAACAAGGACAACAATCAGTTAAAAGTATGTATCCACCTCCAGGAGATAACTTAAGTTATGAGCCTAGAGTGAATACATCAGGAGCTCAACCTAACCAATTTGGTAGTTTATCTAATCTATTAGCTCCATATAATCAATTTGGACAAGATATTGGACAACAGCAACAACCTCAGGAACCTAGTCAATACTCTAATAATCTTCCTATCCCTATGATTAGTGAAGAAGCTCCTAGACAAACTGAACCTAGAAAGTTTCCAATAAATATAAGGGGATCTGAGACAAGAGGGGATGGGGTTACTAAGGCAAACTATCTTGAAAAGGTTAGAGAATATGAAGAACGCAAAGGATTTAAGGAAAGAGAGTTTTCCTTTGCAAAACAGCAACATATAGATAAAAGTAACGAACCTTTTCTTAAAGAAGTTAGAGCATTAAAAGATAAAAGTGATGGAATTATCGCAAAAGTTAATTCAGCGCGAGAAATGTTAGATACTGGTAAGGTTGCATTCGGTATGAGTGGGTATAAGCCATTAGTTCTTCAGAATACTGAAACGCAGAGATATTTTTCTGCAATTGAAGAAATGGTTAACGATATGCTTAAGGGAACTGGGCCATCAACTAAGTTTAAAATAGATTTTATGAGAGGTATTAAACCTTCTTTGACTTATAGTAAGGAATCTCAACACGGAATCCTTAATAGATTAGAAGCACAAGCACAATCCGATAGAGCTTATGCAAATTTAACTGATGAAAAAATATTAGAAAATGATGGAGAACAACCTAAAGCCTTAGAGCAATTAGTTAATCGTGACTTTAAGAAAATAGCAGAATCTATAAATAAACACGGCTTAAAGTCAGTATCCCAAGGAAATATAGAAAATCAACAGGATAAAAATACTTATAATTTACTTAACCCTGAAGAAGAAGAAAAAAAAGCTCCTTGGTATGAATCTCCATTAGGACAAGTACCAAAATATGCAGCTATAGCAGCTGAAAAAGGTGTTATTGAGCCTTTGCTTGGTGGAACAGGCTCTTTAATTTCTTTAGGCGCTGATATTGCTAAATGGGCTACTGGCGGTAGAACTAGTAGCTATTCTGAATGGCAAAAAGAGAATCCAGAATTTTATGGATTGCCAACTATGGAGCAGGTCGCAAAAGTAGCTAAGAAGATAACTTCTGGGTATACAGAGCCAGAAACTGAATTACAGAGTGCTTGGGCAAATGTTACAGGCTTAATTGGAGCATTAATGTCTCCTGCAAAGGCAGTAGCTGGGCTTGGGAAGTTAGCAATTCCAAAAGGATTAACAATGGCTTCAAAGATATGGCTTCCGTTTGCTGGTAAAGTTTCGTTAGGTAGAGCATTGGGTTTAACAGCAGCTGGATATACAGGAGAGAATGTAGCTGATTTTTTTGGAGCTGGTGAAGGTATTAAAGGATTAACTAAAGCTGCATTTATGCTTACTGCTGGATCTTATGGAACAAAGGATAAAATAGCAAAGCTTATAACACATGAGAGTAATCACTACAAGTCAGCATTTGCTGGGCAAGAAGAAAATATTAATGAAACAATAAAGAAACTTGAAAAATTTCAGAGGACCCATAGAATACCTCTTTCTCCGTTTACCGAACAAGTTGGTGATTTAGCCGGTAGAGCAGTACAGAGATTAGGTAGGACTGCAGACCGAAAAGGTAGCATTAGTGTTAATGAGTTGATAAATGCGAGACAAGAGCTAAGGGAGAATACTAAACTTTCGTATTATCCTAAAGTATCAGGGCAGGCACATCTTCCTAAAGAGAGTAGGAGATATGTTAAACAACTAGATGATATTATATCAGAACCAATCAATACAGCAGGAGAGACTAATCCAGAAGGAATAGTATCTTTAGCTAGGATGGAAGATCTTTACGCTGGACAGCAAGAAATGAAGAAGGCGATTGATTTTGCTAGAGAGAACATGTCAGATAAAATACATTGGAGCAGAGCTATAACAATGATTTTACAAGGAACTTATAAAGAACCAATGAAAGCGATGCGAGTATTGCTTAAAAATAAAGAAATAAGAGAAGTATACATAGATACTATTAAAGCAGCTGCAAATCAGAGTAAGAGAGCATTTATTAGGAATTCAGAGAAATTGGATAGAATGTATAAACATGAAGAGAAGAAAAAAATGAATAAATAATCTTAATATCCTCTAGGGTCTTCATCATAGTCACCGTTATCTATTTCAGGGGTAGGTACCAAGAGAAAGAAGATTATTACTATTATTACTATTGTTAGTATCATTTATATTGTTCCTCACGTTTTATACGCTCTAAGACAGCGCCTATTATATACTTTCTAATCGTTATATTTCTCCACGTGGCTTGTGTTTTAATCTCATTATGCAAGCCGCGTGGTACATCAACTACCAATCTCTTTACATCAGATACTTCTTTAACTTCTTCCATTAATTCTCCTATTTGTAGGTGTTATTTAACTAATTATAGTTTACCATATTATGTGTAAATGTACAGGATAATTATTAATTCTTGAAACATTATCCGCATAAGGGCATGCTTCTGTAAATGGGGTAAAATTTAACCCTTTTTTTCAGGAGCAAATATGTCAGTAAACTATCCTCTTAATACAGCCTATGGCTTAAACCAAGCACTTGTTGCAGTTACCAATCCTCCTATTGTTAGTGCTCGTAACCCAACAGTTCGTGATAAAGGTCAAATTGGCCAAATATGGGTTAATAAAACCACCGCTATTGTATTCTTTATGTCTAAGATAACTGCCAACAGCTATACATGGATTGCTACTGCTGCAGCCGCTGCTTCTTATACTGCTGCTGGATTAGTTACAGCTGGAACAGGCCTTGTAGCCACAACCGGTACAGGAACCCCTAGCGGAGCAGGACTTCATGTTGCTGCAGATGGTGCTAGTATTATTGGTGATATAGCAGTAACTGGCGGAATAGCAGCCAGTACAACAATAGCAGCAACCGGAGCAGTGACTTCAGGAGCTATTCTTACAGTACTTGCTGGTGGTGCTACAATAACTGGAGCAACTGCTGTTACTGGTGCTATTACAGCAACAACTTCAATTGCTTCTGGGTCAACTCTTGCTGCTGGAACATCATTTGATGTTGGAACAACTGCTGTTATTGGAACAGGTTTAACAGTAACCGCTGGCGGTGCTGCTATTGCTGGAACAACAACAATTAACACAACTACCGCATTGACAACAACAATTGGACGAGGCGGAACAGGACTTCTCAATCTTGGGAATGTAACTGGAGCTACAACGATTCACGGTAATGATGTTACCATCAAACTTGGTGATGCTGCCGGTGCGAAGAAATTATTAATAACAGATAATGCTGATGCATTAATATGCTCAATAGACTCAAATGGCCTCATTACTGCTGACTCTGGAGTTGCTGTAACTGCTGGTAATGTCGCTGTAACAGCTGGTGATATTACAACATTAATAGGTGATATTACAACAACCGAAGGAAATATAACTTCAACACTTGGCAATATAACGGCTACAGAAGGTGATATTACTGCAACGCTTGGCGCAATCACAGCCACAGAAGGTGATATTACTGCTACGGACGGTGATGTAATAATCTCCACAGCTACTAAGGGCTTACAGCTTCCAGGAGCGATTAGAATTATAACAGGTGCCGGTGTTCCAGCTAATGTATTAGCGCTTACCCTTGGTGATCTATATATCAGAACTGATGGCGGAGCAGCCGCTACACGTATATACATTGCAACTGGGGTCGGATCGTGGACAACAGTAACATGCGCATCCTAAGGAAATAACCACTTCGTTCTATACAGTCCCATTTGAAACACAAAACTTATGGGATTGTATTTACTCGGTGACAACATAACAGTCCAAGGATATTCTGTACTTAGTGGTATATTTTAATCTCTTTACTTGAAGGATTCTTATAATGGAACAAAAAGCATCACTTATTTTCGAAGTTGTTAAAGAAGAACGACGTTATCAATTCATTATCCCAGTAGGAGCTCCGTTTGGTGAAGTATTTGATGTAGCATTTGAATTATTAAATGCTGCTGAACAGCTTCAAAAACAAGCACTTGATGGTGCTAAGAAATCATTGGAAGAATCAAAGGAAGCTAACGCAGAGGTTGTAGCTTAGCTACAAGTAGTTTTACTAAGGGAAGCGTTTTCCTTTGGGGTAGCTGGTTGATGGGGTATCAACCAGCTACATAATTCTATAACGATGGAGTTGGAAAATGTCATCTAAAAATACTGTACAAGCGATTGTTGTTCATGAGATAGACGCAGCAGCGTTAGGGGCTCCTGGTTGGACACTAATGACAAATTCTGGGTTGGAGCACTCTTGCTTTATGATTAGGTTTATCAATACATCTGACGTAGATATAGCAATAAGTTACGATAATGCATCAACAAACGAGATTGTTCGTGCAAATTCAGATGTTACTCTTAATTTTCAATCAAATTCTAGCCCATCTGGACATGTTGCTATGATGGCAAAAGGTACCAATGTATGGTGCGGAAGTCTGGTTGCTGGTGTTGGTGCGATAAGTTTGGTTGGGTATTACCAAGTTTAATAAAGTGGGTTATCCACAATAAGTGGATTATCCACAATTATAGGAGAAGACTATGTCATTGGCTATACGACTCATGCCTGAACCTGTTCGTAGCGTAGCTTTTGGATCAATAAGTGACGTCTATCAGGGCATGGGAACAGCCATGACAAGACCGATCCGAATGTTTACATTGCAGAATATGACAGACGCTAACATGATGTTTTCGTTTGATGGTGTTCATGATCATATACCGTTACCTTCATGGGGATATCTAATTTTAGATATTACGGCTAATAAAACTAACACTCAGGGGTTTTTTCTAGCAGAAGGTCAACGCCTTTATGTAAAAAAACTCACTGTTGGTGATGTTCCTACTGTTCTTGGAGTATATCTATCTACCTTTTATGGAGATAATCTCTAGAAAGGAGATAATATTATGAGCTCTATGGGAACATTCAATTTTGTTTCAATTGAGACACTTACTGGAAATACTGGCGGAAAGATTCACGCTGTTGCTAGTAATATCTCCATCCTAGGGGCTGGTGGTTTAACAGTTGCTGGTAATGCTACTTTAGGTACACTTACAATTTCTGGTCCTGGAGGCCCAACTGGCAATTTAGTTACAGGCTTTATAACTGATGTTGGTGGGAATGTGGTCCCAACAATTTTAGGGGTAGTTGATCTTGCTGGTGGTAATAACATTACAGTATCTGGTTCTGTATTAAATACAGCAACATTTCACCTTACAGGAACTACTGATCATGCAGTACAGTTAGGAAACGCTACTGGAAGCTTAACTTCTTTAGCTGTTGGTACAGCAGCCTATGTACTAACATCAAATGGTGCTGGTAGTGATCCTAGTTGGCAAGCTAGTGTTAACTCTGTTACTGGCGGTACTAATATATCAACATCTGGTACAGCTGCTGATCCAGTTATCGATCTTGATGCTACGATAACTCTTACTACTGTAAATGCTACTACATTTGACACTAATATTGCTGCTGCTGGTGTAACGCTTGCCGGAACTTCACTACTTGCCGATGGTACAGATGCTGATATAGACATAAACATAACTTCCAAGGGTGCAGGGCATGTAGTTATCGATGATCTTCAACTTACAACTGATCTTGCTGTTACAGAGGGAGGGACAGGAGTTTCCACACTTACAGATCACGGTGTGCTTTTAGGGGCTGGTGCAGCTGCTATTACTTCATTAGCTGTTGGTACAGCAGCCTATGTATTAACATCAAATGGTGCTGGTATCGATCCTAGCTGGCAAGCTAATGCTAGTGGTAGTGTTAACTCTGTTACTGGCGGTACTAATATATCGACTTCCGGAACAGCTGCTGATCCAGTAGTTGATCTTGACGCTACTATTACATTAACAACAGTAAATTCAACTACGTTTGATACTAATATAGCTGCTGCTGGTGTAACACTTGCTGGAACTTCACTGCTCGCTGATGGTACAGATGCTGATATAGACATAAATATCACAGCAAAGGGTACTGGGCATGTAATTATTGATGATTTACAGCTGACTACCGATCTTGCTGTTACGGAAGGTGGCACAGGAGCTTCTACGCTTACAGACCACAGTGTGCTTTTAGGATCTGGGACTGATGCTATTACTTCTTTAACTGTTGGTGCTGCTGGAGAAATACTAACTGGTGTATTGAGCTCAGATCCAGCATGGCTTGCTGCAGGTACCGCAGATCAGGTACTAACGGCTCATGGTGCTGCTAGTGCTGTAACCTGGGAAACACCTAGCGATCTATTAACCATTAATGCTCAAGTAGGGACTACTTACACACTTGCGCTTACAGATTCTTCAAAACTAATTACGCTATCAAATGCATCTCCAATTACATTAACTATACCATTAAATAGTTCTATTGCTTTTAGTATAGGAACTCAGATTCTAATAAATCAACTAGGAGCCGGGAATGCTACTGTAGCAGCTACAGGTGGCGTAACTATAAATAGTTATGATAGCGATGTTAGCTTAAGCGGACAACATTCAGTAGCTGGATTGATTAAAATAGGTACTGATTTGTGGATACTATTTGGAGACATAACATGATTATAAATAAAGTTATTGCTGATAACGTAATTAGGAGTTCTTGATGGCAAAAAGATTGACCGGATTAAGTGCTTTATCTTATATGGGGGTAGAAGCTACTACTCCACCTCAACTTATACAAGGTAGTAGATCTCCTACTACTAGTGACTATATCGGACATGATATAGGAGAGATTTGGCTCGTTAAAGGTACTGAGCAAATTTGGATACTTGTTGGTAAAGCGGCTAGAGTTGCCAATTGGGTACTTTTAGGTGGCGGAACACAAAGTATTATTCAGACTGATGATGCAGCAGATACTGCTATTATTTCTATACCTGTTGTTAGTGGATCTATGGTTACATCAACTATTACACTTAATGGAATACAGGACGATTTCACTGATTGTGTTGGTGGTGAGATTATAGCTACTGCGTATCGTCCATCTGGAGGAGATGTGTTGCTTGTAGGTGTAGCTAGTATTAATGTTGGCAAAAGCGCATTAGCTTTAACTGCTGGCGTAGATGCAAACGTTAATGTAGCCACCCAAACACTTGAGGTTTATGTCCATGGTGTTGTCGCAGAGACATGGAACTGGATGGCTGTTGTAGAAACACTGTATACACCTAATAAAGCTTAAGGAGAATATAATGTCAGGACGTCAAGGGTTTACCTCAGATAGCATTATAACTTACGTTTATCAAGAATCTCCAAGCGTTTCTTCGGTAGCTTTAGGTATAGATGGTGGAGATGATCATGCTTGGAAATTAAAAGCGCTACAAACAAATGGAGCTACTCCAGATGGCACATGCCATGTAAGAATAGATTCACTTGCTGATGGTGATATAACTTTTACACCAAATGGTACTGGTAGAGTTGTTGCTGCTACTGGAATTACTGCAACAACAGGTGGGTTAACTGTATCAGCCGGAGACATAACTTTAACTCCAATAGCTGCTACTGTTAATGGAGTTGTAAGAGCTTCTAGTACTGGTGTCTTAACAACTTTAGAGGATAGCACTGTTGATGGTCAGGTATTGATATCTGCAGCTGCAGGAGTTCCAGCGTGGACTTCTTTAACAGCAGGTACAAATATAACCATTACACCTGGGGCTAATAGCATCTCTATAGCAGCTGCTATTACGGATGTTACATGGTCAGAAGAAACTGGTGCAACTACTGCTTTGGAAGTTGTTCATGGCTATGTTATGAATAACAACACCTTAATTACAGCAACACTTCCAGCAACTGCTGCTCAGTTTTCTACAATAATAATTACTGGTAAAGGTGTTGGTGGTTGGTTGATAGCACAAAATGCCGGACAGACTATACATTATTTGGGATCTGACTCAACTCTAGGGGTTGGTGGATCTTTAGCATCAACTAATTCTTATGATTGCTTAGAACTTGTATGTATAACAGCTAACACTAGTTTCGTTGTTAGAAATAGTGTTGGTAATTTGACGATCGTTTAATTCCTTTAGGAGATACTTTAATGGCAACAATGAATAGTATTAATAATAAAGCATATGTATTTACGAGTGATACGAGCATTCTAGCTGGAACAAACATAACAACCACAGCTGGTTACGTATCGATTGGCGCTACATCTGCTGATGCAGTAGCACAGAATTTAAACTTCTTGAAGTCTCGTTCTGGTGCAGTTATAACAACTGGTGACGTACTTGGTGAAATATCCTTTAAAGGTCATGATGGAACCGGGAACATCACAGCATCTCGTATCGTTTCAACATCATCTGGAACAATAGCTACTGATAGAGTAGGATCTGATTTAACATTCTATACACACAAA